CCGGTGCCGCAGCTCCGCCTCCATGAGTTCGTGGGCGGCCTCCTTGGACATACGCGCATCGGCCAAGGTGACGGCGCTCCCGTCGGCGTAGTGCGTCGAGCCGTAGCCGATCGTGGCAATACCCGCCGGGCACAGGTAGGGCTTGGCCCGAAACCCCTCGAACCGCTTCACCAGCTCGATCGACAGGGATAAGTCCACTAGATGCCGCGCTTGGACAGGGTGCGGTCAAGGATCCAGTAGTTCACGACGCCCGACAGCAGGGCCATGTCATCCATAGACCACAGCTTCGGCATGACATCCACGAAGGGGGCGCCCATGCGCATGGCGTCCCACGCGAGGCAGACTTTGACCACCCCGTACAGGAGCAGCATGTAATACGTCATAACCGGCCGCACGGACGCGGACAGGGCGGCGGCCCAGCCGCCGGCGGCCTTCACCATCTCGGTCTGCTGGACGATGGCCGCCTGCAGGGCGCCCATGGCGCCGGTGTCGAGGGTGGACTCCCGCGCGGCGCTGATCTCAGACAGCTTCTGAACGCCTCGGGTCTTCTCGACGTCGCACTGCTTGTCGAACATGGACAGCTCGTGGCTGCGCTCGTTCTTCTTGTCGAAAGACTTCAGAACTTCGGGGATAAGGCGGAAAACGCCGCCCAGCAGGCTCCCGAAAATACCACCTCCCAATAGTTCAAACATTTGCGTTTCTCCTTTTATGCTGCGGTTTCAATGGGTTGTGAGATGATCTCGAGGTTCTTCTGCAGGCGGGCGTCGCCCGGGTTGTGCGCAACGGCCAACTGCGCCTGCTCGGCGGCCACCTCGCGCAGCCCCAAGTGCCACGCGGCGATGCTGGCCAGATCGTGCGGCAGGGCCCCCCAGACTTCCGGGTCGCAGGTGTAGACCAGCTCCCGATCGCGGATGTCCAAGGCGCGCATGGCGGCGGCGTAACTCTCCGCCCAGCGGCTCTGGCGGTACGTCAGGAGGGCCATGGCGCACCACGGCTCGCGGGTGTTGGGCGCCTCGGCGCAGGCCCGGTGGTAGGCCGCCTCGGCGTCCCAAGGCCTGCCCAGCTCCTCGTGGCACTTGCCCAAGACCCGGTGGGCGTAGCACCGCTCATTGGGCCACGACGCCTCGGGCATGGCCAGATACTTGTTCAGGGCGGCGATCGCCTCGTCCCACTTGCTGTAGAAGGACAGCTCGCGCGCGTAGTAGAAGGCGTTGCGGGGGCAGCGCGGGTCTTCCTTCACCGACACCGCCAGCAGGTCCAGATACTGGCCCCGGCTCTTGGCCGGGTCCGGGTGGTGGCTGACCAGCATCACATCGGTATTGGCCCAGACCTCGTTGGTGCGAGGGTCGGGGATCGGGTACTCGTGGCAGGGGTGGTGCCACATGTAGCCCTTGCGGTGGTGGATCTTCTCGTAGCGGAACTTGATGCCGCAGCCCCAGTCAAAGAAGTAACGCAGGCGCGTCGTCTCCTCAGTCCAGACGCGCTCGATCTCCTGCCTCCAGCCGGGCTCTAGAACCTCATCGAGATCCAGCGAGATACACACGTCCACGTCCGACGGCACGAGCGCCAGAGCAGCATTACGAGCCAGATCAAAGCGCCAAGGACTGATACAAATATCGTGAACCACACAGCCAGCAGCGTTAGCAGCGGCGACAGTACCATCCGTACTGCCCGTGTCAGCAATGACAACATAGTCGGCCTCCTTCGCAGACGCAGCAAACCGCGCCACAAAATGCTCCTCGTTCTTACTTATCGCATAAACCGCGATCTTCAAAGGCGGGCCCTTTTCAGGGATGTCGCGGCACACGTCCTCAATCGTCGACCAGACGTAGACGCCAATCTCGCCGTCCACCGCCGACCAGCTCGGCTGCCCGAGGGTCGCCCTGACGCGCTCGTCCGTCCAGTCGTCCACGACGTGCCGCTCGTACGGGTTGCCGGCCCATTCCCCCTGCGGGTAGTGGCCGATCGGGATACTGGCGATCACGGTGTCGGCCACCAGCCTCAGCCTATCCAGCAGATCCTTGGCCTCGTCTTCGGTCATGTGCTCGAGGACGTCGCCCGCAAAGGCCACGTCGAAGTGCTCGTCAGGCGAGAACTCGTGCGATCTGGCGTCGGCGACGATCAGCGTCGAATACAGGGACCGCAGGCCATAAGCCTCAACGTAGGGCTCCCAGACCTCGACGCCAGTCCAGTCGCCCTCGGGGAACATCTTCGCGTAGGTGCCCTCGCCGCAGCCGATGTCGAGCATCCTGTCGCGCTTGAGGGCGCCGACGATGCGCCGGATGTGTGCCTTGCCGTTTGGGGAGCTGGTTGGCATGTCTACTTCTTCAGGTGTTCGAGCAGCACGACGCGGACGTGTAAGTCATTGATTTCGCGCTTCAATTCTTCTTTCATAGCAACCCGACGTTCAGCCGATAGCGGAGAGTCCGTGGGGACGCCTTCCTTGGTGATAAGCGCGGGCATGGCAGACTCGATCTTAATCAGCCGCTCATTAGCGACCTACACCTGACCAAGCAGCCACGCAAGTGCTGCTACAGTGATCGGAATTACCGCTTTAAGTACGTCTGCCCAAGCCATGGTGCCCCCTTTAGTCTATAGTTCCGGTAGAAGTTTCTCGGTCTATCCTTAGCACACCCTCGCAGCAGATGCTCCAGTCCTCGCCCGTCTGGGCCCCGTAGCTGCTGACGTTCATCCGCACGTTCTTGAGCAGATATTCCTTGTCGTCCTCAAACACACGCCAGACATGGCCCATAGTCCCACGGTTCTCTTGCCCGCGCGTCTTGTTGAACCGTATCTGGAACTTGGCCATTAGATGATCTCGGCCGTGGGCGGGTGGCACACACGGGGCGTGGAGGGCCTCGTGTCGAGGTTCATGTGCAGGAACTTGAAGGGTTTCGCGGACGCATTGCGCGTGAAACTATGGGGCAGCCACGCATTGGCAAACATCAGCGTCCCCGGTTTCGGGACGAAGTTTATGGCGTTAGACGCGAGGGAGACGGCGCTGGCGTCGGCCTCCTTCAGGGGCGACATAATCTTGCCGGGGCGCGGGTCGTGGATTACCAAGCGCGGCGGATCCTTCGGGCACTCCAAGAAGTAGAACGCGACGAGCTTACAGTCGCCGTGGAGGTGGTACTCCATGGACGAGTACTTGTCGTGCTGCTGGCACCAGAACTCGGTGAAGTACGTCTCCAGCCCCTCCATCGCGTAGCCTTGGTCCCTGAGCAGGTTCCAGCCGGTGTTGACGGTGTAGTCCCAGAACGCCGTTATGCGGTCTTCGTTATCGAAGGCGCTCATGGTGACCGGGTATATGTCGTCGGGCTTCTTGTCTTTGCGGGCCTTACGCAGGGCGTCGTTGCTGGCGGCGAGGACGTCGCCCAGAAACTCAGGCTTGTCGATGCTGTACACCGGCGACGTAAAATACTGCCACTGATCTAAGGTGTCTGACATGCCGCTTACCTAAACTGAGGGCCGGTGGTCCACACGACGATGGACTTGCGCACGCCCTTGGTGACTGGGGTTACACGGTGGAGCTTGTAGGCCGGGAAGGCCACGAGCAGACCGCGATCTCTCTGCGCGGCCACTGCGTCCTTCCCGCTCATGAACTCCAAGGTTCCGCCCTCGTAGTCGGCGGGGTCGGAGAGTTGCAGGGACATGCTCAGTTTGCGCGGGCAGGCAGTCGACGCCCCCGCGTCGATGTGCCAGTCATAGTGATCGCCGCCGCTGCCGTAGACCGTGTACTGCATGTCCTCCATGAAACCGTACAGGTCGAAGCGGTAGAATATCGAGTTAACCTTGCGGGCGATGAACGCCATCTTATCGTAGAACCAAACCGTGTCGGCATTGTTGGCGATCCAGCCGGTGCGTGATTGACGCCACTCCGGCGCGGTTCCGCCAGAGCCTCCGTTTATCGTGGCCGCCGACAGGGGTAGGCTCTGATCGCAATACGCCGAAATCCTGTCCAGCTCTTCCTTGGAGAAACCGTTCTCCCAAGTGGCGAACACGTTGTTCTCGGCTTCAGTCGGCGGCGGCGGCGCAAACATGTAATTCGACATCACAGTTTCCTGTGAATGTGGTTTCGGTACACGGACTGGTTGACGAGCGTCTTTATCTTGCGCATCCAGCCTGTGTTTTTCTTGTCATCTTCGGAAACTGGGCGACAGTTATGGGTCGGGAGCAGGCTGTCCTTCCGTATCGGTATTACCTGCATCAGGGGCGTCCCGGCCTCTACGACACCCCTAAAGTCGTTCTTCGTAAAGATGAAGGGGAAATTGACGTACTCGTACTGGAAGTACGGGTGGTCGACGATGCCCGAGTAGCAGACAAATCGGTCCTCCGTCCTGTTCAGTGGCGGCAGGAATAGCAGCGAGTATTCCGGCGGCGTCTTAATCATCCACCAGTTTAGGAACTTCATAGGCGGGCGCGGGTCGGAGGGGTTGGGGCATTTCTCGGCGGAGATTTGTTTGGGGTTGTGCGTCTCGACCATGTTCTTGTGGAAGTTCCACTTGAAGTCCACGCCGCTCCCATCGCCGTTGGACACGAACTCAACGTCGGCGGCCAGTGGTATCATGTAGCCAACGGAGAGCGCGTCGAGGAAGGGGGAGCATCGCTTTATGGTTGACGTCCCCAGACCCTGATTGCCCAGCTTCATGGGCAGAGCCTTAAACCAGTCGGGGATGTTCTTTCTCGATGGGTAGGGTGTCGGGATTATCCCGTAATCCTCCTCGGCGCAGAGGAACTCAATCTCGTCGTTCTTGAACGCGCTCCTAAACATTAGTTCTGCCCGTTGCCCCTCTTGTAGTAAATGCGCCCCCCTTTGACGGCGAGGATGCACCTAGAAACCTCCCGCTCGCCCATGAGTATATGGTCGTCGTGTAGGTTTAATTTCTCGTTGTTATTTATCCAGTTACGCTGGTACTGCGGTAATCCGTCGAACGCGGCCATAACGGCCCTACGCCTGCTCTCATTTACCACGATACCGTAACGCTGCCAGATGCGCCACCGGTTCCTATGGTGACGGCAATCTGCTGGAAGGGGAAGACTTGGGACGCCGTGTAGGTGTTGGTCGGGGCCACAGATCCGGCGTTACCCGCGCCGCCTGCGTTAGACGACCCCGCGTTGCCGCCAGTCGCCCCGCTACCCGCCGCGCCTGCGTTACCCGCAGTGCCGTTCGCGCCGGCGTTGCCGGGGGAGCCCGCGCTGCCCGCAGTCGCCCCGTTACCGGCCGCGCCAGTATTGCCCGCGCTGCCATTAGCCCCGGCGTTGCCGGGAGAGCCCGCACCGCCAGCAGTCGCCCCAGAGCCGCCACTGCCCGCGTTGCCGGAGGCCCCGGTAGATCCGGCGTTGCCGCACGCGGCAACGTAGCCGCCCGCGCCGCCGTTGCCAGCCCCGGAGTTATTACCCGCGAAGCCGCTATTGCCGAGGTTACCGCTACAGCCGTCGCTGCCGCCGCCGCCGCCGCCGCCGCCGCCCGTGCCGCCGGGATTGCCGGAGTTCCCGGGATTGCCCGCGCCGCCGGCGGAGCCGCCGTTGCCGCCAGTTCCGTTATTACCGGGGTTACCCGCATTACCCGTGCCGCCAGAATTACCCGCGTTGCCCCGTGGGCCGCCCGCGCCGCCGCTGCCGTTGTTACCGGGATTACCTGAGTTCCCTGACGCGCCCGCGTTACCCGCGGAGCCTCCGGTGCCGTTGTTGCCAGTCCCTGCCGTTCCGCCGTTGCCTCCGGCGCCGCCGGCGAAGTTTCCTATGATGCCGAAGGTTGTCACGTTCCCCGATGCGCCAGAGGTGCCGACATTGCCGCTTGCGGCGCCCGTGCCTGCGTTGCCGTTCGCGCCCGCATTGCCCGGAGAGCCCGCGGCGCCGTTAGTCGCGCCCGTGCCGTTCGCGCCCGTAGTGCCCGCGTTGCCGTTTACGCCCGCGTTGCCCGGAGATCCCGCGCCTCCGCCATTTGCGCCGCTGCCGCTCGCGCCCGCATTACCCGGGCTACCGCCTGCTCCGGCATTACCGGCGCCGCCCCCGCCTCCGCCTGCGCCAGTACCCCCGCCACCGCCGCCGTTGCCACCGGCGTTGTAGTTGCAGCAACTTACTGGGTTGCCGTTGCCGCCATTGCCGCCCGCGCCGCCAAAAGGACTACCACCGGGTCCGCCGCCGCCGCCAAATTGATTTCCATAGGACGGGGTTCCGGGGGAGCCGCCGGGGTTACCGCCGCCGCCCGCGCCGTACCAAGCGCCGCCTCCGCCGCCGTTGCCGCCCGCGCCGCCGGGGCCGCCGCTGCCTGCGCCGCCATTATTACCGGGATTACCTGAGTTCCCTGACGCGCCCGGATTGCCTGCGTTGCCCTGCGCGCCGCCCGCGCCGCCGTTGCCGTTACTGCCGGGATTACCTGAGTTCCCTGACGCGCCCGCGTTACCCGCATTGCCCCTCGCGCCGCCTGCGCCACCGGAGCCGTTGTTGCCGGGGTTGCCGGGGTTGCCCGCAGTACCGGGATTACCGGCACCGCCCGCATTGCCCGCTCCACCACGCCCAGACAAATTAACGCTGTACACTCCAGTCGGGACAGTAAATGTCCCCGAAGTGTTGAAGGTCTGGCTGCTGGTCCCGACGCTAGTCGATCCAAGGTGGGGCAGAGGCATTGTTAGGCGTCTCCCGCCGGACGTCCCAAGGCGTAAAGCGCGGCGAGGCCGCTCGACTGAATGTTCTGCAGCCCCATAATTACGGCCTTCGGCCACTGCTCAAGCGGCAGGGCGTCGTCGCACTTGGTGAAGATCAGAAACGGAAACTCGTTGAACGTGTGCTGGCCGTCCTCAAAGATCCAATCATTCAGGGGCGGAAAGACCTCCACATGCTGCTCGGGGTCGGCGTAGTTCAGCCAGTTGTACTGGACGCCGAGGGCGTCGAGGTATGCCTTGGCCTTGTAGCTGTCGCTCGTCTCGTCTTGGACCCACTTCATGGTCGCGACTTCGGCGCCGTCGGGGGCGACTACCGTCGTCGGAACTTGAACATAGGTGATGCATGTATTCAGGTAAATTGCGGCAATTTTAGTGAGCGCCACGGTAATCTCCCCCCTTACAAATTAGCCAGAGACAGCGACCCGAAGTACGTCGTGCCGCCGTCAAACGTGATGAAGTTGAAAATATCCACCTTGCCGACCGTTGTGGACAAGACCGGAGTAGAGCCGTTGGGGAACTTCACAGAACCGGGCCAAGTCGCCGTGTACGAGCCGGCGCCGCCCTGCTTGATGGCGATCAGGAAGTTAGACGTTGTGCCGCCAGCCGCCGGGTTTGAGAAGGTGTACGTCGTGCTTCCAGTCTGAGTTACGTTCCAGACGTTGGCGACCGCCATGTCGACGGTATAGGCGCCGGTGACAGTCGCATTGGTGACCGTCGTCTCGCGGTAGGCCGCGAACGTCGGCGTGGTGATATTGCCGGAGACAGACAGAAGCCCCGTGACGGTCAAGCCCGTGGGGGACACGTCCAGCACCTTCGCGCCGCTGGCGGCCACGCCGATGTTGTTGGCGCCGATGCGGTAGAGGCCAGTGTCGTTGTCGCTGGCCCATGAGTAGGCGGGCGCGCTGACAACACCGCTGATCTGCAGGAACTGGTTGCTGTTGCCTATGCGCTCGCCGGTCATTAGGAAATCTCCATCACGGAGACGACCACGTCGCACGCGGCGGCGCAGGTGACGGTGATGCTGTCGGCCGCCTCGAGCACGACGCGGTTGTTGTTGTTCAGGACGTTCAGGTTCGAGGCCGCGGGCACCGGGGTGACCAAGCACAAGTTGGCCGTGACGGCGGCCGAGCTGTCGATCACCTTGACGGTGGCCGTGGTGTCGGCGCCGGCGGCGTTGGCGACTACTAGGCCTATGACCGTGGCCGTGGTGGCGCCGGGGCAGGTGTAGACCGTCTGCACCGTGGTGACGCTGGCCTTGACGCCGTTCTTGAAGGTATTTGCCATGTTCTAAGTCCTTTGTCTTTCTGCGGGCCGGTCTACGGGAAATTGCCGCCCACGGGGTTCGGGAAGCCCTCGGGGGCTGCGGTGCCGATCTTAGCACCCGCAGGGACGGTGGTCGATGTCCACGGGCTTTCGTTCATGGGGCCTACGCAGTCAGCCAAGGTCACGCCGTTTACCTTCTCGGGGCGTACCGTGCAGGGCATGGACCACATGTTGGAGAACCCGCCACCCGGCTTAGACGTGCTGGTAAAGGTGCGGTCTGTGACGGTGACGGACTTCCAAGACGGGGCGACGGGGTAGGTCTTCACGTTGCTGAACAGGGACCAGACCTTGCCCTTGGGGGCCTTACAGGAGCCACCCATCAGACTTAGGTCGGCAATGCTCTCGCCCCTGAGGACTGGGCATACTGAGACACCCATAGGGAACACGTTGCCGTTAACCTTCACCGTCTTACCGGGTACCGCCACCGTCGCACTGGATGCGCACAGGGCGTAGGGGTTGTGGCAGATGGCAAGGGATGGGGAGGCGTCAGCCGGGGTCACGACGAGCAGGGCAAGGACGAGAAGGGCCTTCTTCATACAGCTTCCGGGGCCGGGTTAACCTGCGGCGCGGCCTGCTTCTGGATTTCGGCAATCACCGGGGCGACCGTGATGTAGGGGGCGTTACCCAGTGCCTGCATGATGATGTTGACCTGTTCGATGGTGAGTTCGAGGTTCATTAAACGCTCCAAGGTAGGGGTGGGGTTACGACAGGGGGATTGACCTGATTGGCAATGTTAGTGGCAAGCGCGGCCTCTGTGGTCGCCTGATCGACGCCGTTGGCCCAGACCCAGCCCTGTACCTGAACTTCGGTCAGATCGGCATAGGGGGTGTAGGGGTCACCGGAAACGTATGGGACGCTCACGGTGCCGTACTGGGTGGCATTGTAGGTGCCGTCCGTGGCGTTACAGCGCCAGCCCACGGTGAAGACGACATCCGTCTCGCCGTCAGCCTCCGGGTAGCAGGACATGTATTCGACTATCCATGTGTATGTGTTAGCCATTATTTATTCTCCAGTGTTGCGAGGCGGGTGGTGAGTTCTGCTATGGCATTGATGACGGCCATAAGGACAGGGCGGTCACTGAAAGAATTAGGTCTTTCGCCATTTTTATGTACTGCGCCTGTAATGGGAAAGTCATCCCGTGCAAAGAATGAGGCGTATGTACCTTCCGTTTCCATACCGCTTTCAGGACGCCACTTGTGCAGCCCCATAAACTCTGGTGTTGCCGTGGCGATAATCTCAGCCAAGCCGTCTTTGTACCCGCCGAGAATAACCTTCTGCGAAGGGTCCGAAACGCTACTAAGGTTGCCGCTGGCATCAGAGGTTACTGTGCCGGTACCAAAGGAACCAAAAGTGATACCCCCGGTAACTTGAAGTTTCTGCCCTGACCCCGCGCTAGAAGTCTGGTTAACCAGAAGGCACCCGTTGGTATCAATGCGGGCTTTTTCGGTGCTGTTGATGCCGAAGTAGATAGGCTGGGCTGCACGAGTTGTTAGTGTTATGCCACCGGCACCGCCCCATCCGATATACATGCCGTCCTGCTGGATAAGGCCGCTTGTAGTGTAGCCGGTGCCTTGCACTTGAATAAAAGCAGTGTTTGCAGAATTTAGTAGCCGCAAAGAACTTCCTGCTGCGGTGCTTGTGTTGGCGTTAAGCAGGCTAATTATAGATGTTGCGTTCTGCGTCTGCGTAATATCCAGCACGTTGCTCGGCGTCATGCCGATGCCGAATCCAGAGGCATTAAAGGTTGCTGTATTCGTTCCCGCATTTATATCTAAGGTAACTGCCGTAGACGAAATCTGGATGCCGTTACGCCCAGCGCCAGCACCCGCGACATTGAAAATACCGACAACGGCGCTATCGGAATACAGGAACCCAGTTTTGGGCGTTGCGCCGCCGTTCGTCCAACTAAAACTATCTCCCGCCGAAGCCTTAGTGGCAGTTACAAGCCCGTTCAAGGCGCTTGTCCCAGTCACAGCCAGAGCATTAGTTCCAATGGTCGCGCCGCCGATGGCTAGCGAAGTGCTGATAGCACCCGTACCCGTCACATCCAGTGTGCGCGTAGGACTAGCGTTAGCCACACCGATGCGGGTGTTGGTCGTATCCGGCGTCAGCACATCAACAAGCTGGCCTAACTTTGTCGTGAGGTTCGCGGGCATTATTTAGCCTCCAGTGCTGCGAGGCGGGCTTTTAGGGCCTTTGTCTCATTCCACAAAACAGCAATTAGTGCGCGGTCACTATAGTTTAGGATTTCATCTTCTGTGTTAGACCAATCAACGGCATCTGGCAGAATGGACTGAATGTCGTTGGCAATAAACCCGATATGGGTGTCATCAATAGGCGTAGGGGTTGATGTTTTTTCGCCGTCTTTGTCAAACGTAACCGCAACATTGTCGCGCTCTGAGATCAGCTTAAAAGTTTTAGGCGTAATGGCTTCCAGAACACCGGGGGGCGTTACGAACTCAGCAACGTCATATTTGATGCGAATGTCCGAGGAAGTAATGTTTCCGCTGCCGTCGAATGTTGCCGTGCCAGCGCCATAAGCGTTCATAGTCACTGTCCCAGCGGAATTGACTGTTACGCCAGCTCCACCAGCATTAGAGAATATTTTTACACTTTTGCCAGTAGCAGCCTGAATGACTATATTGGTGTCGCTCGATCCAAACACATAGTTTTCGCTACCAATAATGCCAGCCGCCACCCCGGCAACTTGCGGAAGGATTGCCCAGCCTTTAGACGCGCCCGTTCCGCTTTGGCCGTTAAGGGTAATTAATGCTGGCGCAGTGCCAGTGCCGACAGTAAAGCCGCTGGTATTAAAACGCGCAATCTCTGTTGTACCGCTAGTGGCAAACCGAATAGTCGTGCCAAGCAACGCCAAATCAGCAGCACCGCCGGGGCGGGCATCAAGCGCAACGCCGTTAGCAACCCTTACGCCATCTGCTGTGAACGCCGTTCCAAAGACCGAAAGGTCGGCAATAGTGTTGCCGTTATACAGGCGGTATGATGCCTGTGCCGCTGCGCCAGCATTGCTATTTGTGACCTGAAAGCTGGTCAGGCTGTTCTGGCTAATGCTATTGCTGATCTGCCCAGCGGTCCCGTTGCTGATGCCCGCACTGGATGACACAGCCCCAACTAGCTGGCTCGTCGTCCCCACCCACAGAGCCTTCTGCGTGGATATACCGCCAGCCGTGATGATCGAGCCGGTCGTGCTGGACGTAGCATCCGTAACCAGCGTGGAGCTAACACCACCAGCAGCCGTGAGAAGACCACTCAGGGCCGTCGTCCCAGTCACAGCCAGAGCATTACTACCAATAGTTGCGCCGCCGAGGGCCAAGGATGTGGCGCTGGCTGAACCCAGTGACGGGTTGAAGCTGGAGGAGATGGTCCACGCGATGGTTTCAACAATATCGCCAACAGCGCAGGCCGTACCCAGCACAACCGTGGAACCCGTAGTGGCCGTGTACTCCGAAGTCGAGAGCTTGGAGCCGTTGTAGTATACGTCCACAAAGCCCACCGTGTAGGTCACACTGAACGATGTCTGAGCCGCCGTGGCCGTGAAGGTCGTCTTGGTATAGACCGTGAGGCCGGTTGATCCCGTAGCCTGCCAGCCGACGCCGTTCCACGTCCAAGTACGCCCGTTGTAGGTGTACGTCTGGTTGGTTGTGGGCGATGCGGGGAAGTTGATAGCCATTATTTAGCTTCCAGTGCTTCTAGGCGGGCGACAAGATCGGCAACAGTAGCCTTCAGGGCTTCGTTCTCAGCGTACAGGTCTTTCACGCCCCAGAGTGCCAGCGGGGCCAGACGGGCGTAGTCTGCGGACCAGTAGATGTTCTGCGGTATGTCATCGTGTTCTTTTTTGTCCTGCGGATATTCAACAGCGTCAACGTACCCAATTTCAGCAGTCTGCTGGGCGGAGATCATCAGCATCCGATCACCGGGGGAAGTAAGAAACTCACCATCCTTGACCATGATGGTCTGGATAATTGACTTAAAGTCACGCTGCGGAACGTCGAAGTTCTTCAGGCGCTCGTCCGACGACGTGTTAAAAGTGGTGCTTGAGCCAGAAACAGTTATGCCACCAACGGTGCCGTTGGGGTTAATCATCCGCCAGCACTGGTTGGATGCGGTTGAACTATCCTGCGTGTAAAATCCGCTACTCTGCGGGTTCGCAAACATGGAAAGGGGTGCGGCTGCCGTATTTACACCAGCCCCAAGGGCAATAACCTGACCGCCGCTAGCGGCACCGCCAAAATGGAAGCGACCTGCATGAGAACTGGGATTGGTGGGGTTGTCACCGAAGTATCCGCCAGTGTTGCCGTAGATGTTTAGCTGATCTGTAAACGTCGGGGTGGCATTTGCGGAAGTGCTGGGGGTGCAATTCCAAGAATGGACGCCAGCGTTCTGCTGATACTGCGAACATTGACCAGTGGCATACGCCTTCCAGCCGCTATTGTAGTAAAGGTTTGCCATAACACGGAAGTCAGTTGCGCCAGTTCCGCCAAGTGACCCGGACGGAAGCTGTAGTATTGAGGTGAACGTATTCCATGTACTAGGCGTCAAGCCGATGCCGAGATTGCCGTTGCCGTCGAAGCGGGCGCGTTCGCTGCCTGTGCCTAAACCAGAGCCACCAGTATAAACGGTAACAAACCCGCGCCCTGACAGGCGCAATTCGCTTGAGCTGTTTCCGTCGTTACGGACTTCGGAGCGTGCGCTGGCGTTGTCAAAAAGAATATCGCCAGAAGGAATATAAAGAGCGCGGTTTCCTGTTGAAATACCACTTACGCGAATACCGTTGTTACCGTCAACGACCAGTCTATCAGAAGAACTTGCCGTACCCACCAGCAGATTGCTGCTAATAGCGCCCGTGCCCGTCACAGCCAGAGCATTAGACCCCAGCGTGGCACCGCCCAGCGACAGGGTATTGGCAGAGCCAGCGCCGTTAGCAAGTACCGAGAAGTTGCGGGTGATGGTCATTTAACGAACCCTTCGTGCGTGAAGGCTTGCGCTACACAATAGTGTGCTAACGGTAAACCCTGCTTGGCATACCCCGTAAATTGTAGTGGTAGTAGAAAGGCTAAACCGCGCACTGGGGACTACCGGGCCAAGCGCATTAAGGTTTGTTATAGTATTGCCACCCGGAGCATAGTTGATCCTGTCAAGAGCCGTGTCCGCTGTGTTGTTCACCAATGAAATAGATGCAATGCCATAATTGACATTTGTGGAAGCAGCACCAGATATTTGTTCCACAAGCGTTACGTCCCAATCTCCAGCGGTTAGAGAAATGCTAGTGATTGTTTTGGGCGTACCAGTTACCAAAGATACGTTTGATGCTGTGGCACTGACATATTCCCCCACACTACCCGCATTAGCACTGTTATTTGTCGTGGTGCCGATAATGCCAGAAGTCTGCGATGTGGTTAACGAACCACTCAAAACCAAAGACGCACCAGTAACCGCGCCACTAATAGCCGCCGTCCCAGTCACCGCCAGAGCATTACTGCCCAGCGTGGCCCCGTTCAGGGCCAGAGACGTACCAGTACCCGCGCCGATAGCCGTGTTGGTCACGGCCCATGTCGTCCACGCAATAGTCTCAACGATGTCGTTCAGGGCAGCGGCAACGGCCAAAACAACGGTAGTCCCGCTGGAGGCAGTGTAGTCGCTCGTCGTTAGCTTCACGCCGTTCAGGTACACGTCCACATAGCCGACGTTGTAGTTCAGGGTGAACGTGGTCTGCGAAGCCGTCGCCGTGAACGTGGTCTTGGTGTAGACGTTGGACGCCGCGCCCGTGGCCGAGGTCTCAACCCACTGCGAGCCATCAACATCGGTAATGTAGGTGTAGTCGATACCCGTCGTGTTATCGAAAAACCGGTCACCCTCGATGGGCGTCGGGGTAGTGGGGGCCGTGGCAACGTCCTTGAAGGAGTTGATCTGGACCCAAGTCGGGGAGGCCGCACCGGCAGACTGAAGGAACTGGTAGCCGTTGACTACGCCAGCCGCAGTCGCCTGAACTAGAGAGCCGTCTGAGTAGGGCAGCGATCCGTTAGTGAAGCCGCTCGTGGTCGTGCTGTTGGCCGTGAGGATGTTCGGGCCAGTGGCTCCGGTCGGGCCAGTCGGCCCCGCAACACTAGACGCCGCGCCGGTCGCGCCCGTGGGCCCGGTCGGGCCGGTGGCGCCGTTAGAGCCGTTTGAGCCCGTGGGCCCTGTGGGCCCGGTGGGCCCGGTGGCTCCGTTAGAGCCGTTTGAGCCCGTGGGCCCTGTGGGCCCGGTGGCGCCGTTAGAGCCGTTTGAGCCCGTGGGCCCTGTGGGCCCGGTTGCGCCGTTAGAGCCGTTTGAGCCCGTGGGCCCTGTGGGCCCGGTGGCTCCGTTAGAGCCGTTTGAGCCCGTGGGCCCTGTGGGCCCGGTGGCTCCGTTAGAGCCGTTTGAGCCCGTGGGCCCTGTGGGCCCGGTGGGCCCATCAAGCCCGATATACCCGGGCGAGCCCGTGGGCCCAGTCGGGCCGGTAGGCCCCACAACAGTGGACGCCGCTCCGGTCGGCCCTGTGGGCCCCACAACAGTGGACGCCGCTCCGGTCGGCCCTGTGGGCCCGGCGGCGCCGGTGGGGCCCGTAATGCCAGAAACCACGGCCAAGAAGATCGCTTGATTATTGCTGAAATTTCCACCGGCAGAAGCAGTGTTGGAGACCGGCACAGTCCAATAGCTGTTGGGCAAACCCGGATTAATGTTTGTTGGCGCGGCAGTGATCAGGAAGGTCTGATATTGTGTACTGGAGTTACGATCTTGGATCGTGATGCTTTCGCCCGTCTGGAGAAGGGCAAGGAAAATATCAATATCTATGTTGTTGTCAGTCAGGTGGCTGATGTTGACCTGCGTCGCCGTGTTCTGCGTCGCGTTGTCCCACAGCACATGCTGCGTCCCCGGATCGCCGGAGGTTGTCGTAGTATGCGCCTGATACAGGAATAGGCTCGAAGAAGTACCTTGTGCGCCGGTTGGCCCCGTGGGCCCGACATCGCCCGTGGGCCCTGTCGCTCCGGTCATACCCGTGGGCCCTGTGGGCCCTGTGGGCCCAGTCATACCCGTGGGCCCTGTGGGCCCAGTCATACCCGTAGGCCCGGTGGGCCCTGTCATACCCGTGGGCCCTGTGGGCCCAGTCATACCCGTGGGCCCGGTGGGCCCTGTCATACCCGTAGGCCCCGTGGGCCCTGTCATACCCGTGGGCCCTGTGGGCCCAGTCATGCCCGTGGGCCCGGTGGGCCCGACGAGACTAGACACCGACGTCCACACGGGGGCCGAGAAACCGCCGGCGGAGATTAGAACTTGGCCCGCGCTGCCTGAGTTCGTCAGGGCAAACTTCTCGTCCGTCGAGTAGACGACGGCACCAGCAATAGGGGACAGACTATTGCCAGTGCCGCCATTGTCCAAGGGGAGCACGCCCTGAACCTCTGTGGCGCTGGCCAAGTCTACGGCAGGATGAACGTGATCCTCCCGAGAGGCCTGCGTACCTATTCCTGCCGTCGCCGGGCCAAGGGACTGGGGCGTGGCCGACGAGAAATTGACGCTGAGTGTGATGTTGCCGGACAGCGCGCCGCCGCCGGTCAGGCCCGTGCCTGCGGTGACGGTGCGCGTGTCGGGGACATAACCCGAGAGGACGATCGGCACCTCGGTCACGCTGTCGATGCGGCCCTTGGCGTCGACGTAGAACTGCGGAACGCTGGACGCGGTGCCGTAGGTGCCGGCGACGACGCCCGTGGCGTCGAGCTGCGTGTAGCCGATGCCGCCGTTGGCGACGGAGATCACGCGGTTCTGGGACAGGTCGCCGCCGCCCGTCAGGCCCGTGCCCGCGGCGATGATGCGGCTGGAGGGCACGGCGCCCACGGCCGCAATGTTGCTGAACTGCACCTTGTAGGTGATGCCGCCGTAGACGTAGGGCATGTAGCCCGTGGTATCCACGCCCAGATACTCCGGGAGCTGCGTGATCCGCGTCGGGACTAGATTGCTAGGTACGTCAGTCATGGCTCAAGATATTCCTGATCTTCTTCGACGATAAGGAAATAATTGTCGTCTTGCGTGACGAGACCATTCGGGTTCGTGCCGAGCGGCGTGTCAGGCCGCAGGAACGGCAGCAGGATGTTATCGGGCTGCCGCGCCGGCAGGCGGTAGGGATCGAGCTGGTCAAGGTCGTCCTCGCACACGCGCAGGCCGGGGTAGTTGTTGTCGGGCATGAGGTCGCCGATCGGGAACTTGCGGCTGCAGCGGCCGCAGATGCCGATGGCGAGGTTCGTGTTGCCGCGCGTGTTGAGGTACTTGGGCATCTACTCAAGCCCCACGTCGGGGCGCGGAAAGCGCAGGGAGATGACCTCCGGCGAGGGCGCGGGCTCGCGCCACGGATCCAGCACGTCGAGGTCGGCCACGCACACGCGCAGGCCCGGAAAGTTCGGGTCGCGATGCAGGTCGACGATCGGGAACTTGCGGCTACAGCGATCGCAAATACCGATGCCGATGTAGGCCAAGCCGCGGGTGTCGATGTAGCCCTCCATCGGCTACCTCGTATACATGGAAATGTTCGGCGCGATCATCATCGGCGAGTTGTCGCGCTCTTCCATCTGGGCCACGTTCAGGGCCTGCGCCGCCTTGGCGTCGAGCATGGGGATCATGGCGCCGTCGACTTCGACGATCTCCAGAGCCAGCTTGGCCGCCAGATTGGCGACGATCGCCTCGTACCAACGCTGCGGGATCTCCAGCTCCTGCGTCATGGTGCCGACGTCCATGATGTAACGCTGGCGCCACAGGACGATCTGGTACGTCGACGCGCCGTCGTTCGGCACTGGCCACAGGTGCATGATCGGGTTGTTGACCTGACGGTCAAACCAATACTGCAGGGGGCGATTGGACTGGAAGAACAGGTTGGGCAGGTTCGTGTAGTCGTCGCGGTTCATGCGCGCCAGCGGGATCTGCGTGGGCGTGTTGCCCAGATAAATCATGCTGAAGGAGAGCGTGCCGCTCGTGGCACGCACGCGGAAGTAGGTGCTGGCGACGCTGCTGTCGAGGTCGTACCAAGTCTTCTCGCCGGCCACCGCGACGGGCGTCTCGCTCTGAACCTCCACCCAAGTGATGTCGTCGTCTGACCGCTCGAAGATCAGCGGCACGGAGGCCGCCGCCCAGAAGATGCCCACGCTCGTCACGAAGGAGGGCGACGTGAAGTACACCTTGCGCTCGGTGGACGTGTCGAAGTTCGTGCCGGTGACTTCCTGCAGGTAGCGTAGGTTCGCGTTCAGGATGTCGACGGTGCCGTCCGTCGTGGTGACGTCGCCCACGCCGTCGTACAGCGGGTAGATCTGCTTCTCGATGCACCAGAGCGGGGCGCCCTGATTGGCCAGATCGCTCAGGAACAGGTAGAGCTGGTCGTTGGCGATGTCGACGTACTCGGACGTGATTTGTTCCGCAGTCAACTTGCAGCGCCGAAATGCGTTATCAATCACCCGCCCGGTGTTGAAAACGGTCTTCGAGACTGTGTTTGAAAAGGCCATAAGATCCTGCTCGCTGTCTAAGGCAGCAGCCTGCCACGGGGGGCAGGCATCTCTGGCGTGGTGACTATAGTGGAAGGGGTGTTCAGCGACAAGCTAAACGCCCCTTCGCTTTAGCACTTGGCGCTGCCGCCCTTCTTGTAGGGACGGCCAAAGAGCTTGCCTGTCTTGGGGTCAACGCCCTCTCCGCCGGAGATCCGCGCGCGCTCGGCCGGTGTCATGGCGCTGGCGGGTTTGCTGCGGACGGCGTCGGCCGCAGCCTGCGCGGCGATCATGGCGTCGTACTGCGCGCGGGTCAGGGCCTTGGCCAGCGAGGCCTTCCCCTTCGGGGAGAGGTACGACATCGAGCGGCCCGCTGCGCGCTTGGCCTCGGCATCGGTCATAGCGCCCATGTCCGGCTTCGCCATCAGGCCGCCCATCTGCTTCTTCACCGGGATCTTGGCCCCGGCGTCGCGGGCTTCGCTTATGCCGATCGCTATGGCCTGCTTGGGGTTCTTGACCAGCGGGCCCTTGTCGGACCCGCTGTGCAGCTTGCCCTTGCCAAACTCCTTCATGACCACGCCGATCTTAACCGCGCCCACGGGGGCCTTGGTCGCGCCGCCCTTGGCGTAGCCACTGCAGGATCCGCCGCGCATGTAGCCGCGAACGAGCTTCGGGCCGGAGGAGGAGAACTCAAAATCTTTGACGTACTTGACCATGTTGCGTGTCCTTTTTAGCAGTCCCACTTACGGAGCGAGAGCGCCTTGCGGGTGGGGCGTCCCTGTTCGTCCTTCATCGCACCCGGCATGCCTGTCATCCGAGCGCAAAAACTCTTGCGGCGAGCCGCGGCCTTGGGGCTCTTGGCGGCCATCGCCGAGCTGACCGGCGGCTTGATGTCGTGGCCCTGCGCCTTGAGACTGGCGCGGCCCTTGGCGTTCAGGCCGCCCTCGGGGTTCTGGCCCTCCTTGCGCGTCCACGCACCGCCACCGGCGGCGAAACGCTGGGGCTCGATGAGCTTGGCATTGGGCTCGCGCTCCTCAAAATACTGGCGGAGTTGTTGCGATTTCATGTTGCCGGGGCCGGGCGTGAAGGTGTCGCGGTCGCCCTCGCGGCCCCAGTGGCCGCCGGTGCCGGTGTCGTACTGGCTCTCGTCGCTGAAGGTCGGGTGGCTGGGCTTCTTGAACTGGTCGGTACCGTGCTGCCCGCGCTTGGTCGGCATGGCCTTGGCCTTGAAGGCCCCGCGCAGGTCGTAGTCGGCCAGATCCCGCATGCGGCCCTTGGCCGCCACCTGAAAGCGCGCCTCGTCCTCGGGTGACAGATCGGTGTTGTATTGATCCGTCATGTCCGGCGGCCCAGACGACACGCTGCCGCCGGTCTTGAACGAGCGGGGAGGGGCGCCCGGCTGAAGCATGGCCATGATCTGCGGAGACAGGCCGCCCCTCGGGAGCATAGCCGGCTGCGGGGGAGCGCCCTGCGGAGGAACGCCCTGCGGAGGCATGCCCTGCGGAGGCATGCCCTGCGGAGGCATGCCGGGGGGCGGAGCGCCCATGCCCGGGGGCGCGCCGGGCGCAGGCGGCGCCGGCGGAGGCGTAGTCAAGGCGTCGGCTATGTCGGCAGTGGCACGACGAACCATGAGGTCGAACGGCAGGTCGTACATAGGCGCGTCCTTACACGGTGGACTGCTGAGTGACGGTCAGGCGAAGCTCGCCGGTGCCAGACGCCGTATTGAGGCGCACGGCGCGCATCAGGGTCGTCGTGAACGCCGTCTGGCTGGCCGTCGCGCCGGTCAGCGCGGCAACCGGATGAGCCTGCGCGAGCTGCGTGATGGTCGTGTCGAAGGGATCCTCGTTCGTGTACTCGACCGAGTAGTTGGCCGATCCGCTGAGGAGGTTGACGGAAATCGTCGTGACTTGGTTCGGGTTGTAGATGTCCAGCGGATACCACGCGCCGGTGGATGCACCGGTGACGGTAATGTTCTTCTGAATGGGGCGCATAGGCCAGTCCTCTTGTAGACTGTCGGCCGCCGCGGATTAGCGCAGCGGCCTACAAGTCGTTCCGTTACTGATCTGTAGCCAGCTCGACGGGCTCTTCAGGGAGATCCAAGCGCGCGATCAATGCCTTGAGGACATCGGCCGCCGCCTGCGCCGCCACTGCCACGTCGTGTGCGTGGTTGCGCTGCGCCTCCATCTTCTGGAGTTCTTCCTGCAGAAACTTCTTGTCGATCTGCATGCTAGGCTACCGTCGAGCACATGATGTAGTAGGTCGTCCCGTTGGCGCTCAACACCGGCATGGTGTGAGTAACCACGGGGCTGCCGACCGCTGCGCGGAACGCACCGGCCACGGCAGGAGAGGGGACAGCCATCATATTTGCGAGAACCTTGGTGCCCGAGTTGGTCACGCGGATAAACGCGGCCGAGGCGGGAACCGTGCAGTTGGCGGCCAGATCACTGTCGACGTTCAGCGCGGACAGGGTGCCGCCCGGAGCCGCCAGAGCGCCCATGCCCAGAGTAGCGCGCAGGGCGTGAGCGGAGCCGGAGATGGTGCCCGGGGCGTCGATCGACAGCGAGATGTGCGCGCCGTTGATCGTGCCGCCAGTCGCGGCGGCCACGCCGGTCACAACCGAGAACGCGCGAATGGTTTCGCCGGAGCCGGTCGAGGTGAAGGTCAGCTTGTTGTAACTCAGGCGGGTGTCGCCGGTGGCGGCCGAAGTGGTCGCGTACGAGCTGTTGATGTTACCGGCCGTGGTGACGGCGATGGGGGCAGTCGAGGTGCCGCCGATGAAGCCGTTCAGCGAAGTGACTGGACCCGAAAAGGTGGTGGAAGCCATGATCATGTTCCTTTATGCACAAGTAGCTCGATAGTCTGTGCATCGTCCGCCGGGGCGGTCTAGCGAGCTGGGTTTTCCCCGGATGAGAAGTAAGACCCGAGCCAGCTTTGGGCCAGCTCGGGTCTCAGTTGGGTTAGATACCCGGCGTGCCGAATACGCCACGCGGGTCAGTCCATCCGAAATTGTAACGCTCGGTGGCCTTGTACCTCATGGAGTCAGTTTCGAAGTCGCCTTCCATGGACTTTTCGAGCCCACGGCGCATGGCCAGCTTCAGACCTTCCGGCGCATCAGTCTGGATCCACCACGCGGTGGTCGAGGTGATACGCGACAGGTTCGCCTGACCATCGGCAAGCAGCCCCATCGACTTGACGGGGTTGATGTCGTTGTCAGCCGTACCGGCCCGCAAGGCAGACTTCAGCAACACTTCGGCTTGGAAGACGTTGCTGGGACCAGCGACGATCTTCTTCGGCGTCAGGCGGATGCGCTTGCCGTTATTGTCCACCGCATTGCGGATCTGGATCAGGAGCTGTTCCAGAGACGTCTGCGACAGGTTGGCGGCAGTGCTCAGCTTGTTGCTGAAAGTACCATTGGCGATCGGGTGGTTCGTCGCCACCAGTTCCACGCCATCGCCACCGACATAAGCCGAGTTGAAGGCACGGTTCAGGATGTTGGCGCCAAGGGTCTCCTTGGTCTCGATCAGGGACTGCGCCAAGTGACGGGCGTAGGTCTGGCCGATACGAATGTGGTCGCCATCTTCCACCAGCACTTTGGTCAGGGCGAAGGCAAGGCCATACACCCGGTACACATAACGCTGGATAAAGAGGACGCCACCCGACTGGTAGGTGACAGGCATGCCGTCCGGGAGTTCCGGCGCAGCGCCGAAACCATACAGGACGGGTTCTTCGTGGTAGTTACGCGGGATGCCGTTAAACGTCTTGAAGACGCCGGCATATTCATCTGCACGCTGCGTGTAGATGCCGTCGAACTCTTCGTTCAGGATCGGTTCAACGATTGAACGAAAGTCGGTACTGCGCATTGGGGTAGCCATGGTTCAGGGCTCCTTTCTTAGTATGCGGCCGCGTCAGCGACATTCTGATGTTCGCTGATCTGGACCTGAACGATGACATAGTCGTCACCCCAAGCGTTGTTCGGGCCCGGCGTGATGCCGATGACACGAAGCGACGCGTTTGCGGCGGAAGTACCAGTGTCGAGCATCTGCGAGGAGAGGCCCGTGGTGGTGTTTCCGCTGATGGCGGTGAGGTTGTACTGCTTGCCGATGCTGGCGACTGTCAGCGTGGCGTTCGACTGGATTTCGTAGATGATGGTGCTATCCAGTGTCGCGTAGGCAACCACTTCGGCCGCATACTGCGAGGCAGTCCACTTGTTGGACACGCGGCGACGACCGTCGCTGTCTGTCCACTCAACGCCCTGAAAGGTGCCAATGAACGCGGCGCCGACGGCGGACGCGACAAGGGTACCTTCGACTTCGCCTGCACCCGTGCTGGGGGCAATGCGAACCGGCTGGTTCTGGTAGATGTTGGCCGCGTAGCCGTTCTCAATCGTGAAAGCGGTGGGACGGACCACACCACTCGGCGAGTAAGACGGACGAAGGCCAAACGGCTGGGAGACTGAAGACATAAGCCATTTTCCTCTGGTTGGGTTGAACTACCCCAGCCCTTAGCTGAAAGCCGTGGGACGGGGAGCGGGTTCATACATGTCCGTCATACCGTCGCCCTCGATCAACTTTCCTCCGACACGAGCCGCCTGCTCCCGCATGATCTCTGCGGTTTCAGCCAGCTTGTTTTCCTCACGCAACGGCGCATCGTGGTGAGCTTCCTGCATGAACTTTTGGTACAAGCTCATGGGCAGCTTAAACGCGAGCATCTCGTTGACGCCCACAAAACCGGCCCATTCGCCGGTCTTGACGGACGCATATTCCAGTCCGGGGATCTCTTCAGGCTTTATCGGCTCGTAACCGAGACGGATGCGGCGATGAATACTGTCACGCGGATTGGTAGTCGTGAGCCAGATTGAGTGATACCCGGGCAAGTCGGGTAAGTCCGGCAATGCATCATTAAACAGTTGCTGACGGAACATCTCCAGCCTGTCGTCATCGCTAACCGTGCGGTCCTCGGTAACTTTACGTTCCTCGGCTTCACGGGTACGGCGACTGGCACCGAGTTCCTTCTTAAGGCGATCATCTACGTTCATCTGGTTCGCTCCTTTAGCGTGCCGAGGTTTTGTCGTAGGCCTGATACGCCTTGAGATAGCGCGTCCGAAGCGCGGGCTCATCCCACACTCCAGCATCAATCATAGCCTGTTTCCGTTCTGGTGTCACATAGACTTCTTTGCGCGTCGACGGAGGCGCATGCTCACGGCTGTTTCCCGTGGGCGGAGCCTTGCGGCGTGCCTGTGCCGCGGGCGCAGCCGGGGCCTCGTCTTCCTGTTCGGCCGGAGCGCCGCCCAAGCGAGTGGACACGCGACGTGTCAGCTCGTGCCAGTAGTCGGGCGTCTTGGGGTCGTAGCCCTGAGATACCAGACCGTCGTCGATCGCCTTGGTGATGCGGCTGTCCTCATCACGCCCGCTGGCGTCGTACCACGGGTTGGCCGTCAGCCACTCCTGCGCCAGAGACCGCACGCGCGGATCCGGGCCGGGGTTGGCCGCCTGCTGGCGGACCTGCTCAACCTTCTGTTTCGATTGAGACAAGTCCCACGCGCGCCGGTTGGCCTCATCGCGCAGGCGCAGTGCCGTCGCCATGTCGTCGCCGTTACCCGCCTCGACCGCCCGAGCCATGATCTGCTCGGCCTGCTGGGCATCGCGCAGGGCCTCCTGCATGCGCTGGTCGAGGGTTTGGGCGTTCGTCGAGAGGGCGTGCCCCTCGACGGCGGACACGCGCCGCATCAGCTCATTGTTCTGCTCGCGCAGGAAATGAAGCTCGCGCTCGGCGTGGTCCTTGGCCCGCTTGCGGATTTCGCGCCTCTTCAGGCGCCGCCGGCGGTTGGGCGATACGTCGTCGTCGCTGTCGTCCTGACTTTCAGCGAGGCGCGCGTCGCCCTCCTCCTCCTTGTCGTCTTCCTCGTCGTCCTCCTCGGCTTCCGCCTCGGCCTCCGCCTTCGGTTCTGTTTTGCCCTCGTCCTTGGGGGGCGTCTCTACGGCTACCAGTTCGTCTTCGTCAGTCTCAATCAGTTTTTCGTCAGCCATGACCGGCTCTCCTTTGCAGCCTTATAGGAAGGCCTTGATGGCCAGCGGATCGCCGGTCACCTTGCCTACTAGGTCGAGATCGTTAAAAATCACCAGCACGGCTTCTTCGTCGTCTGATGTCTTGACCGTCCACCGATCGCCGCCGTAGCGGGGCACGCGCACGAAGTCTCCGGGCGCGCACCACGAGCCCTCTGGCCAGCTCTCCATGGTGTTACGGTTCTTGAAGGCCAAGCTGCCCACGCTAACGACTTTGGCGACTTGGGTGTTGGCGTGCTCAATCTCGCGGCTTTCGGCCACCAGAATGATGCCGCCCGAGGTGGTCCTCTTGGCCGTCCTGATCTGAACTAGAACGCGGCTGCCAAACGGCGCAACGCCCGGGTCACAGGCCGGAAAGGCCTCGTCTATGTCGGCTATCTTCTTGGCTTGCATTGGTGCTCCCTCTTGCAAGTTATGGTTAAAGGTCAAAGTCCTTCCGTTCCCGTTCCGCCACGAGACCGATGACGAGGTCCTTGGCGTGCTCAAGTCCGGCGTACATCCCGACGGCGCGTCCATAGTCGAACACGTCACGTCCGGTAGGCTGCTTCAGGGTATCTCTCGCAAGCGATGCCTGCGCGTCCTCGATAACCCGAAGCAGTGTGGCGATATTCAAGCAGGCGTCTTCTTCGTCGGCGCCTTGCTCATCGGCTCAATCGGCAGGCCCATGGCCATGCGCTTGTGCTGGTTGATGATGTCGCCGCCCTTGACGGGGGCGCCCTTGGGGTTGCTGTCGTTCTTGGCCATATTCATTCTCCTACGGGTTAATGCCGGTGCCGGTGCTGACGGCAATTCTCTCGCCGCTCGTCACCTCGAGGTTGGCGATCTGCATGGCAGTCTGGTTGTCTTCGGTGTTCATCTGCTGGCGCGCCGCAATCTCGGCCTGCGCGCGCTGGGCCTCGGCCGCCTGACGCGCGGCGGCTTCCTGCGCCTTCTGCTGCAGGCCCGCGCCCTTGAGCTGCAGATCCTGCTGGTCGAGCTGGAGCTGCGCCTGATCGGCCTGCGCCTGAGCCTGCGCCTTCTGGCCATCGAGCTGGGCCTTCTGCCCGGCGATCTCCTTGCGGGCGTTGATGTCGGCCATGGCCGCCTGAGCCGCCGGATCCATCTGCGGCTGCGGCGCGAACTGCTGCATGATCTGCTGCGCCTTCTGGATGGCGGGCGGCAGGGTCTGGAAGACGCCGACGGCGCGGTCGGAGACGAGGTGCGAGGCCTCGGCCAGCATGCGGTCAAAGGCGCGCTTGTCCTCGGGCGTCTTGTTTTCCTTCATCATGTCGCCGATGTCCTCGCCCGTGGTCTCAGTCCCCACGTCAAACACTGAGACTGCGTACCACCATGCGATATGTTCCTTGATGTGGTTCAGCATGGCGGGGATGTAGCTCGGCGCGATGAGCGGGTTCATGCCCAGCGCCGGGTTCATCATGTAACTCAGGTGCGTCTTGAGGTGGGCGATGTGATCCTGATCCGGGAAGGCCACGACGGGCTTGCCCAGCGTCGCCTTGACGTTCTCGGACACGGCGTTCTCGGAGTGCGGCTCAACGGAGGGCACCAGAAGATCCTTGGAGTTCGGAACCTTCATCGTGTCGAGGATGCGCTCCTCAACCTTGCGTAAGTTGTAGAGCTGCGGCAGGAGCTGCGCCCGCTGGGCGATCGCCTGTATCTGCGCATACCGCTGCGCCTCGCTGAAGATGTTCGGATCCGACACCGGCACCACGTCGAGCGGGCCCTCGAAGTCCTTGCGCGTGGCGAGCTCCTCGCCAATCTCGGCCTCCACGTCCTCGTCATCGAGGTACATGCCATTCAGGCGGTGCAGGATGCGCAGCACGCGCCCCATGGCGTCGTGCAGGCGGCCGTGGATGGCGCTGAAGACCACCATGCCCTGCTCAACACGCGCCAGCGTCGTCCCGACGGGCGTGTTGGCGTTCTGATCGGCCATGTCGTCCAGCGTCGTGCGGACGACGCCCTTGCCGGCGTCAACCAGCACGCCCAGTAGCTGCAGCAGCACCGCGCTGGGCGGATTGTACGGCAGGGGCATTGCCAGCTTGCGGACGTCGTCCACATTCAGGCCGCCCTCGATCTCGAGCACCTGCGTCGGCTGGATCTCAAGCGTCTGGCCGCCGCGCGTGCCGCCCTTGAGCTTGAGCATCGTCTGCGAATTGCTGATGTGCGCGCTGTCGAGCAGGGCGCGCAGGGCGCCAGTCGCCGCGGCGCTGATGCCGCCAATCATGTGCGGCAGGCCGATCGGGTAGGCGCCGCGCCACGGCACGAACGGGAACTCGACGAACCACTGCAGCTCCTCCTTCGTCTCGTCCAGCTCATCCCAGTTGCGGTAGATGCTCAGGACTTTGCGGGAGAGCTTGTCGATCGTGAGGATGTAGGGCGCGGGCTCAACGTCCACGTCGTCGTCGGCGTCCTGCCCCTCGAGGCTGGCAATGGCGTAGATCTCGTAGACCGTGCGCAGGCCGTCCTCGTTGTAGCTCGTCTCGCTGCGCCCCTCAATCTTATCGTTGGCCTTGCCCGCCTCGCTGAAGTCCGGGTCGGCGCTGGCCGGCACCACGTCCACGTCGCGGTACATGCCGCTGCGCACGCGCTGCTTGTAGTCGAGCTGCGTCAGGTACTGCACATGCGTGCGGCGCTGGGCGCTGTAGAAGTTCGTCGCCGCAAAGGGCAGGTACATGTCGTCAATGGCCGTGAACAGGAAGCCGGGACGGTTGCGGTGCTCGTCCCAGCTCATCTTCAGGTACTGGGCCCCGCCCAGTGGCACCTGCGTCAGGAGCTGCTCGATCTCGGAGCGGAACTCGGGCGCCTGCACCGTGAGCTGCCAGTTCATGAACGCCGTCTTGCGGTGGGCCTTCTTGACCCGCTGCATCGTGACCTCGCCGACGATGAAGTCCTTGGCGGGTCCGCCCGAGGGCATGAGCTCCTTCATGGCGCGAGCCGCGAAGTCGATGCAGGCCTCCGTCATCATGGGGTGCACGACCTTGCTGGCGCCTTGGAACTGAGCTCCGCCGGGTGCGTCATTGCCCAGCCCAGTGCGGCGCAGGCCCTCCTCGTACTGCTCGTCGCGCTTCTTGCGCGCCTCGCGGTCGCGGTCCACCAGCTCGAGGAACTGCGACGCCAGCTTGTCGAGCTCGGGCTCGGGCATCTCCTCGGCGAGGTTGTGGTAGAAGTCGGGGCTCTTGGCCTGCTCGGTCTCGTCCTCGTCCAGCGTGACGATCGCGCCGCCGTCGTCCGTGTCCTCGACGCCGTCGCCCTCCTCGGCCGGCGCCGGGACGCTCTCGCCCTGCATCGGCTGGTTGTCGAGCTCGTCGTCGGGCATGTCGTCGTCGGGCAGCTCGTCGTCGTCAGCCATGTATGCCTCAAGCCGCGTAGGGGTTCACGACCGTGCGCGGCGGCGCTGGTTCGCGGATCTCAGTCTTCGCTTTTACCGCAGACAGCATGTTCTTGTCCATCATCAGGCGGATCGCCTGCGTGGTGCTGTCGACGAAGTCGTCGTGCTTCAGGCTGCCTGAGCCCGTGAAGCTGCAGAGCTGGTGCAGCAGGTCGTCGGTCCACGTCCGCGCCCTGCCCGGGAACTTGTCGCTCTCGGGCAGCCACACCTGACGCCGGGCGAAGACGGGCGAGACGATGTGCAGGCGCGTCAGCTTGTCGGCGCGCCCGGGGTTGTAGGCGTATGAGGCGACGCCCTCGCGGTCGAGCACCTGACGCAGGCTGATGCCGCTGCCCTTGTCCTCGATCACGACAATGTCGGGCTTGCGGCCCGACGTCACCGGCTTGGCGCTGCCGAGCAGGGGCTTGATCAGGGCGGTGTCTTGGTCGTCGCCGTATGCCGTGTTCAGCTCGCGCTTCACCCGCTTGACCAGCTCCGGCAGGCCGAGCTGCTCCTGCCAGCAGTCCAGCAGCAGGACGTGCGATCGCTCGTCGATCGAGCCATCGGGCATCTTGACCTTGTGCCTAAATCCGCCCCAGACCGTGCAGGCGCTGTAGTCGGGGTCGTGGCTCTTGCGGTCGGTGGTCGCCTCGGTGAACGCCGTGTCCAAGCTCATGACGATCCAGTCGAACACCGGCAGCGGCTTCTTGGCCGACCAGAGACGCAGCCAGCTCCGCTTTATGACGCCGCTCTCCTCGGGGTCGATCAGCTCGCCCTCCAGCTCTTGGCGGCCGATGACCGTCCCCTCGAACTGGGCGAGCTGGTCGAAGAAGCTCTGCGGCAGGTTGGCCTTGTTGTCGTAGGTGCTGCCCCGCACAAGGAAGCGGTTGGCCTTGGGCTCGGCCAAGCGCCTGACCAGCTCGATGGGCTTGGGCGTGGTGGTCCACAGGATCCGGGGCCGGTCGCCGAGGCGCAGGCCCATGAGCGCCATGTCCCACGTCTCCTGCGGGTATTGCCACGCGGCGAGCTCGTCGCACCATATGTCGGCGTGCTGCGGGCCGCGCAGGCGCTCGGGCTTCTCGGCCGTGAAGCCGCGGATCGTGGCGATCTTGCCGCTCAGGGTGCGCACCTGCACGATCA